TTAATCCAGCAAATATCTGATTATATCCTGGCACTCTACCGGCAATAGCTGCCGTTGGGTTGTCAGGATTTTTTCTAACCTGCATCGAGCAGCACTAAGTAAATTATATGCACTTTCTTTCGTGACCTTCAGATCAGCTGCTATTTCATATATCGAAGCTTCCTTGATATACCATAATTTCAGGATCCTCTCATCCCTGATTTTTAATCCTGCAGCTGGCAATAAAATTTCAAAGGCTCCTTTATGCAGGCCATCAAGTTTATTAACAAAATTACTGCGGCCCATGCCGTAATTATAACATAAAAACTTTAAATCAAATTCTATTTTCTACCCAATTTTCTAAAATTTTGACATTAGACTGCGCGGGGGGTTGGCGACCATCGTTGAGCCCCCCACCCCCAGGAAGGACCCGCCCCATAATAACAATGAGCCTATCTTCGCAACACACATACCGCTTGCAGCCCACCACGCTTGCCACAGTGCTTGTCAGCTTTAGTGTGCGACATTTTCTATTCATACAAATATAAAACAAAGCAGAGCCAATCTATATGTTAGGTCAGCCCTGCCAGTTTGAAATGATATGAAGTTTTACCGTTTATAATTCTTGGCCATCTTTTAGCACGAATGTTATCTTACATTCGCAACCCAAAGCCGCTGCTATTGCACGAAGCTCATCTTCGCTATAATTATTGCGTTTCATTTTGTTTGATAAGTTTTGCCGGGTCTGCCCTGTTTGCTCCGCCAGCTCGCCGGCCGTCATATTATTACGCTTTAATAACACTTTGATTTTTTCTGTTGTGGTTAACATTTTTCCGCCCCCTTTTGTCGCCTTTGATTATACACTTTATAGTTTAATTAGTCAATTTTTATTTTGCATAATACACGATTATTTTAAATATTTTATTGACAAAATACACTTTAAAGTGTATAATATATATAGAAAGTGAGGTGAGAAAACAATGTGGATTTAGAAAAGCTAGAGAGAATCTCCCAAATAATCGCAAACCTTGCAATTATTGGCACCTTCGCCATAGCGGCGATTGAAACCTGGGAGAAAAGGAAAAAGCCCCGAAATCGTCGAACGCGTCGCAAGCCAAGACGATAACGGAGCCTCGGGGGGCGGTGCAACCGCTCCCACTCTCTAAATAAATATTACCACATTGAACAGCATGAAGTCAATATTGACAGTCTTAACGCTTTATCTCCTCGCCCAAGTCGGGCGGCAAGACTGGGACAGTCTAACATCAATAACCTACATCGCAGCCGTTATCAGCTGTGGAGTCTACTGGATAATAGAAAGGGCGTGCAACAAATGACAACTTACAAAATTGAGAATTACACTTTTGAAATAGTCGAAAAAATCCCTGAAGGTTACGAAGTTTGGAACATCGGGCGGCATATGCAAAGCGATGAACTTGTGCCCCTATGCCAAGTTTTCGCAGGGACTTATAATATAAACCCAGACACGTTAAAAGCTATAAAAATGTTGCCTGCTGAAGCTGCCGTGATTAAGAAGATAGTCGGAAGATATGACCTTGGGAGCGTAAAGGCTTGCAGAAAGTATTTGAAACGTAAAACCATCAAAGCAAATAGAAAAATTGCTGCAGAAAAAGCACTTGCGATACTTGAAAAATATATTTAAAAGTAACTCCAGAATAGAAAGGAGCCTTCAACAATGAACGTAGACGACAAAATTTTAGCAATCGCAAAAAAGCACTTTGACTCAATAAAAAAACGCGGCGATCTGAAATCTCGGTGCAATGACAGCGAAGATTTTGTGGAGCTGGCAGTCTGGAATATTGCAGCCGCGCTGCTTGAAGCCTACGAAACCGGAAGAAATAACCCCAATAAAAATGATTAAGCCGAAACGCCCTGCAAAGGGCGTCAGCCGCGGAACGGTCACCCGGCTCTGATGATGGCAGACCAGAAAGGAAGTTTTAGAATGGCAAAATTGAACTTGTGCGAAATTTTAGGCACGGACGCAGAACACTTGGCCCAAAAGGTTGCAACATTCAGCAAAAATGATATCGAATATCCGTGCATCGTTCAGGAAAAATATGACGGTGTTTATTGCATTGCTTGCCGCATCAACGATGCAGTTCATTTTTTTAGCCGCAGTGGCAATGAATTTTTATCGATAAACCATTTGCAAGATCCAATAAACGAACTCTTGACGGCCAGTAACTCTGACTTTATTATTTTTGAAGCATATTCTCCCGGCACTCCTTTAAATGTAATTACTGGCTGGTGTCGCGATTCAAAGCGCCAGCACGAGGATATCAAAGGCGTTATCCACGATTGCTTGACTAGCGGTGAATATTCCAATAATTCGCAGACCCCCTACAAAAAAAGACTTGCTCGCCTGGCTGTTGCCTTTAACTCTGTAAATGGCGCCGGCCTTCTGCTGTTGCCTGATCAAATCACTGCAAAAACATATGCAGATATAGATGTATTTGTAAATGCAATTTGGAGTAGATCCGGTGAAGGTGTTGTTATAAAAAATCCCTCTGCCCCTTATACCAGAGGGAGTAGAAACATTAATTTAATGAAATTAAAACGCGCTGCATCCTATGATCTCGAAGTAATAGGCCTGGAAGAAGGACAAGGCAAGTATCAATTTATGACAGGCAAGCTTATTTGCCGCTGGATCAACGGCACTACTATAAATGTTGGCAGCGGTCTTAGTGACGAGCAACGCGCGCAATGGTGGGCTAATAGAAGTGATATTATTGGTAAAATCGTGCAGGTCGACGCTATGAGTTTAAGCGCAAAAGGACAACTTAGAGAGCCTGTTTTCAAATGTGTAAGATTGGATAAGGTATCAGGAGATTTTAGCTGCTAAAAATCAAAACTGCGTGCAACCGGTACGGCAAACCGTGCTCAAAATAAAAATCCCGTGTAACGTCAAAAGTGCGTGCAACGGGATTTTTTCTTATTCATATTCAGATTTGCGTGCAACCAAAACTGCGTGCAACCATCAGGATATTTTTTCAACCAGCTTTGCAGTTACGATCCCAGCAGCAAAGCCCCAAACTTTATCCTGGATTTCGCGCCAGCGCTGTACCTTCTGCTGGTGTTTGATTTGCTCGCTCAATTTCTGCAAGGATCTGTTCTGCTCGCTGATGAGCAGCTTTGCTTCGTTCGAGTATTTCTCGGCAACTTCTAATCGTTTCTGCATTCTGTCGTGCGATACCCTCAGCTCGTTCAGCGTCGCGATCAGCTCCGGCGAGCTCTGCTCCAGCAGCTGTAAGTTCGTCTCGAACTCCGTCAAGCGCTGCCCCTGCTCGCTGATTATCGTCTTGAGCTCGTTGTACTGTGCCCTGGATATCGTTATCGTTTCCGGCGCTTCCACCGCCGAAACTTCCGCGGCCAAACAAGTAGACAAAAATGCCGAAAAATACCAATACAATAACGAAAATGCCAATATTGCGATCATTATTGCTTTGTTTTTCTTGTTCATTCAAGGTGATCCCCCTTTCTTTATTAAAACAGCTCTTTAATATATCCGATCAATTTATCCACGCCGGCAATGGCCAAAATTCCAATGCAAATATAAAGAAATGTCCGGCCATGTTTCCCCAGCTTTTGGATCAGCGTACGGTCCAATTCTTTAATTTTTTCAATTTCATCGGAATACTCATCTAAAGCTGCATTTATTTTATCCTTCAGCTCTGCACGTTCTTCGTCGCGAAGTAATTTAACGTCAGCCTTCAGTTGACGAATTGCTGCTTTTACTGCCAATATATCCTGTTCCACTTTTTCTTTATTAGTCATTTTGATACACTCCTTTATTTTTTATTCAATCGGAATTCCCATAGTTTTAAACCAGTTGGCCAAACCTCGCAAAACATCACCGCCTGGTTGCATTTTTTCTTTTGTACCCGGGTCATCGATATACCATAAGTCCCAACGCGTTTCTGGATCTCCGCTGTACGGTCCATAACCATCCAGCAGCGCAGCCTCGCAGTGGGTCATAATACAGTTTTTATCAATAGGCAGCTCCAGCTCCCGGCTTAATACCGCAATAACCTCGGCCATTGCGGTTATCTGTTCTGGAGTAGGCGGATACGGGCCAAAATCAGCGTCATAACCATTATTGGCAGTAGCGCCAAGCCCGCAACACAATGCAATCCCAACACCCCCGGTATTACGTTGCCAGGTATGCGTCCTGAGTTCCGTCAAGTCATCACACTCGATTTCGATGCGGCCGTCGCCCAAAATACAAATATGATAGTCAGCTCGTTCTATATGGTTTGTAATATGTTGGCCAGCAGTCCAATGCAGATAAATCATTTTGATTTTTCCCCTGGCAGCTCTGGCCAAAGCCAGCAAATTATTATAGGTCTTCTTATTCATGCTTATCCTTCCTTTCTTCTTCCCAAATGTCCGGTTCGCCGTTTTCATTTTTATCAACAAACGCCCGACCGACAAATCCTGCTGCAGTAATAAGTCCACCACAAACTACAGTCACCAAAAACAGCCGCATTTCCGGCGTGTCTGCAGACTGAGTACGATACCAGTTATAAAACCAGCCGGCATTATATGCAATTACCTCAAATATGACTATAATCGCAAATGTCCATACAACGACCATGCTGCCTTTTGTCGGTGCTCGGCCAAATGTTTTTTGAATAAATCCTCGTATTTTTTCCAGCATATTTTCACTCCTTTAGCGGCAGCTCACGACAACGATTGTACAATTCCGTTCCGGTACCATTACCGCCGAGCCGATGATAATTTTCGTACAGATGTTCCAGGTTTTTCAGCTCTTCTGTACTAATCCTTTTTTCGGCAATGTAATTCTGGCAGGCCTGGAATAAGCGATCATACAATATGGCCAACAGGGCCTTTTCATACAAGTTTTGCTTGATGACCATTGTCGCCACAGCTACCCATAGCTTATTACACAATCTGGCAACGATAAAAACCAATAACGAATATAACGCCGGCTGCCAATAACTGTTTATAAATTCCTGCATTTTATCCCCCTTGTTATAATGCTCCTATAAGGAGCTGATTTTTTTATGATCTTAAAAAAACGAAAAACCAAAGGTCGAAGGCTGCCTAACGGACTTGGCAGCATCACAAAACGCTCAGACTGTAATCGGTCACGCCCATACCTGGTCCGCGTCAAAGTTAACGGGAAATTAAAATCAATAGGCGACGCCGCAACCTATGAGCAAGGCCTTGAAATGTTACTGCAGTATCGCGACGATCCGTCACTGTTTGTTGATACAGTTACCAGTTTCAGCGACGTTTATGTACTCATGAGAACCGAACGCTTCCGGAAACTGGCCAAAACCACGCAAATTAATTACGAATCAGCGTACAAGCATTGCAAACGTCTCTACAACAGGAAATTTGCTGAGCTAAAGGCAGCCGATCTGCAGGCCGTGATTTCTGATGTCCGGAATGCCGGTGCCGGATATGCTATGCAGAAGAAAGTAAGACAGATTCTGCATCATATGTACAGCTATGCACTAAAATACGATATCATCACGCTGGCTGGCGACTATAGTCGATATATAGACATCGACCAACGCAAACCCAAGTACCCCAAAAAACCATTCAACACACGACAGATCAATCGTGTAAAAAAACTCGGCGATAAATGGGCCATGACAGTATTAATGATGATCTACTCCGGAGTTCGCACCGGTGAAATGTTATCGATCGCAAAAAACGATGTAAAACTGCGCCAACGTTATTTCCTCGTCCGTGAGAGCAAAACGGCTGCTGGCCGAAATCGTGCTGTACCTATCAGCAAGAAAACACTCCCCTATTTTGAATTTTGGATGCAGCAGCCAGGTAAATATATCATTACAGACGATTATGGTAATCAACTCTCATATCACCAATACCGAGCGCGCTTTGATGCTGTAATGACAGCCAGTCGCTGCAAGCATACACCGCATGAATGCCGCCATACCTGTGCTACCATGCTCGACAATGCCGGTGCCAACGATACGGCGATCAAACGTATACTCGGACACGCCTCGCAAGGCGTTACAAAAGGCGTATACACCCATAAAGCCATCCACGAATTAAAAAAAGCAATCGACCTGATTTAAGGCTAAAACTGGTACACTTTCGGAACATAATCTACTATGTACTAATACCATGCAGCCACAGCAGTTATACATTACAGCCGGTACACTATCAGTACACTTTGCAACAGGTCCTAATGATAATATCAAAACCCGCTCCCAGCAACGTTTACTCTTGTTTTTCTGTGCTTTCAGTTACTGATTTATCTTTGATTTCCGTTTCAGTTACCGGTTCTGACCTAATGCAGTTCACATTAGTACACAAGCCATTTTCAGCCATTTTATGACCACATAAGAAACAACGTTTTTTAATCATTCTATTGCACCTCTTTTCGTTGTATATTCTTCTACTAGAGCAGCCTTTTCTTCCATCAGTTCTGCCTTTAAGGCTTCGTTATTCTCTGCTACGGCCAAGATTATCTGATTATTGATTTCGTCAAACTGAGCCTCATATTCTGCGTCTAAGACCGCAAGTTTCTCTGCCGCTGTAGGTACATATGGCGGCTGCTCAATGTATTCGCCGGTAGTCATATTCCTTATGTACATCTTACCGTCCGGAGAGTTGCCGGACAGCAGCAGATATTCAGCATATGTCACCTCAATGTAATCTGCAGGGTTAAACGGAATATAGGTACCATCTTCAGCAATGGAATCAGCCAATATTTCTTCTGTATAGCCAGTAGTAACTTCAACCTGTTCATATTGGCCAGTTGGAATACGCTGTTCTGGTACCAATATAGTCCCCTGCTCTGGATCATCCTCATAATGTGCCGGTATAACTCGAAGGATCTCTTCACCGTTTCGGAGCTCAATAATTGGCTGTGGCGGTATGATATATAAATTGGCATCCTCAATACGAGTATCGGCACGTGTGCCGTCTTCGGCAAATTTTATAAAAATACGTGCATCTTTTGCATTTTTTGGCATTTTTTCACAACCTTTCTATTTTATTTACAGTGGAGAAATAACCCTGGTTTATGGGCAATACCGTTCACAGAATTTGTTGCTGGCGGCATTACCATGACACGCACAGGCTCGCAATCATCGGGAGTTTGGTATGGTGATTCCGGAACAATTTCACTAACTGGTTATACAGCTTCATGCGCAACAAATGAAAGTTGGGTATCAAATATTAGCGGATCTGCAATAGCAGTAGGCCTTTAAACAGTGGGGAATAAATACTGGCGGGGCAGTGCGAACTTCTACATTACCAATACCATTTACAAACGTGTTCCTTGCAGTTGCATCTACTTCTAGCGAATGGTGCTGCCCTGGATGTTCTGCAACGAATACTACTGTTACAACTCGTGCATATCAGTCAAATAGACCTGATGTAGCCCAGCCTAATGATGTTAACTGGATTATAATTGGGTGTTAGCCACAGTGGGGAAAAATCTTAGGAGATACTGTTAATCTTAAGATAATAAACTTCCCTGTTTCGTTCAACGAATGCTTTGGTGGTTTAGCTTTATTCAACGGAGATCCGGTCGCTGCTGCAGAATACGCAACAATAACTGACATAACTAATACTAATTTTAAAATTTATATGTATGCCAATAACGCTGGTACTGGTTATGCAAATGCAAACATTTTCTATTTGTTTTTAGGTGCTTAGCAACAGTGGGGAAATTCTTGGTCAGGGTACACTGGCGTATTTAATTGGTATTTTCCTATAAGCCCGTCACAAGTATATGCTGCTTGTCTTACAAAACATACTAAAAACATTTCTTCTAGTCACAATTGGGAACCAGCACGTGTTGAGGAATGGAACAATTCCTATGCTCGTATCCATCCTGATGGTGACCTTGGATATTCTGTAATTGCAATCTGTAAAGCATAGCAACAGTGGGGATATTCAAATTCAACAGGAGTTACTTTCCCTATCGCTTTTAGAGAGTGTTATGCCGTTGTAAGTAATGCTCACAGCAACACCACTGGAAATACCGACCATTATCATCTCTTAAGTTGGACAGCAACAGGAGCCGCTTTTGGTTATTGGAATATGAGTTTCTACGGCACACTTTATATCGCCCTTGGGGTCGAGTAAACAGTGGGGATTTATTGCTAGAAACGCTAATACTACTTTCACGTTTCCAATAATGTTTACAACTCTTTATGCAGCCATGAGAACAGCTTATGGTGTAAGTGGAAGAGACCCATCTTGGGATGAAATAGCTATTCCTAGCGCCACTATAAAACAGATTAATTTAGGTAGCTGCTATTGGGCGTCTTATGTTATTGCAATCGGTATCTAAACAGTGGGGATTTAAAGAGCATAATAATACTCATCAAAGTACTGTTAAATTACCTATTGCTTTTAAGAAGGGTGGTTATGTAGGTGCAGCAAATGATTCTGGGACGGTTACTATTGGTATCAAACCTACCGACAAGCAAACAATAGAGTTAAGAGATAACAATGGCGGTGGAAAGACAGGCATCTACTGGTTTGTCGTTGGACAATAAACAGTGGGAAATTAAGACTGAGCCATATGGACGTGTAACCTTCCCAATCAGCTTCCAGGCTTGCTTTGGTGTCATTACACATTTCAATTCTGATCCAACAAATTACGCTGAAACTAGCTCAGTTACAAATTTTTCTAACACTGATTTTTATGTCGTATTTTACTTCAACAACTCTGGTTCTAATGCCGCTGGCTCGCAAGTTTTTTGGGTAGCAATAGGCAACAGCTAATCTCATACACCTATTACGATGAAATTTCCGTTTAATACATAGTCTGGAGTTATGCAAGACAGTCCAGTCAATGTTACATTTGCATTGTCTCCATACCATGTACCAGTTCCGCTTCCTCTGATAAATAGCGTTGCCGCACTGCAAAAATTTGTAAATGCGATAGGGAAATCTGCTCTATTGTTTGATATTTTTC